TGGAGAACAAGCGTATAACACAATGCTTGATTGGGCCGCAGATAACCTACAACCGTGGGAAATGGATACATTCAATAATCAAATTGAAAACTTGGATTCAAATAGTATGTTTGCAGTTCAAGGTCTACAAGCTAGAATGCAGAATCAAGAAGGAAGTGCTCCAGTTCTTTTACAGGGGCAACCTTCGGTTTTCTCTGCACCAAAGTATGAGTCTTCGGCTCAGTTGACTGAAGCCATGAAAGACGCTAGATATGCCTCAGATCCTGCTTACAGGACTCAGGTAGCACAGAGGTTGAAGAATTCAGCCTTATTTTAATAACAACGAAGGAACCCAATTAGTAGTACATAGCCCCTTGCGAGGGAGAACTTTGAACGAACTTTGGATAGTACTGAGTTACTTTATGCAATAGCCTTTTTTTATAGGAGATATATATTATGGCTACTGATTATGGTAATGGAAATATTCACCGTCCTGGTATAGAAAACGCTGGTGCAGATGCTCGGAAGTTATTTCTGAAGCTGTACGCAGGAGAAGTCCTGACAGCGTTCCAGACGAAGAATATTATGATGCCTTTGCATCGAGTGCGTACTATCTCAAAAGGAAAGTCCGCCTCTTTTCCCATGACAGGTAAGTACCGTGATGCGGCTTATCATCATCCTGGGGATGAAATCGTACCAAGTGCGGCAAGGCAAGGTGAAAGGATTGTCAGTATTGATGATCTCTTAGTCAATGCTCAGTTTATACCGAACATTGATGAAGCTATGTCACACTACGATGTACGTAGTATTTATTCACAAGAAGCTGGTTTTGGGCTAGGAAAGATAGCTGACCAGAATATCTTGAGGCTTGCAATTAAAGCCGCCATAACTGAAAATGCAACTCTAGCCGCAGAGACTATGTTAGGGCAAGATTATGTCGCATTTGATGACGAGGACTTCACTCAGAATGTGGTCATTGGTGACACTGGTAGTGGGACTACTACACGTATTGGTGATACCAGAACGGCTAATAAGATCGTTCAGGGAATCATGGATGCTAAACGTATTCTTGCAAATGCCGCAGTTCCGGGTGATCCCTTTGTAGTGCTTAATGTAGATACATATTATGATCTATTTAAAGTAGACGCATCTACAATGGATACCTCTTATGCGATCTTTAATCGTGACATTGGAGGATCAGGTTCCGTAGGTCAAGGTCAAGTACCTACGATCCTTGGTATGCCTGTGTACGTGAGTCAGCACATTGGATCATTTTCGACAGCCCAAGGTACAACCTGGGAGTCGGCTTTGTTTCCAGGGTCTATGGCTGCCGCAAGTCCAGTTGTTACACAAGCGGCTGATCCAGCTTGGGGTGAGAATCAACCTCTTGCCGAATCTATTGGTTCAGGTAGAACTAATCATTATGGTTTTACCAACACTACCGCAGTAGCAGGTTGGACTACTCGTGTAAGAAACACGAATGCAACCCCAACTACTTATCTTCCTGCTGATGCAGCAAGACGTACAATGGGTCTTGTTATGACACAGGATGCGGTTGCTACTGTTAAGTTGATGGATCTCAGTGTTGAATCTGAGTATCAGATCAATAGACAGGGTACTTTGACAGTATCCAAGTACGCAATGGGTCACAACATCTTGCGACCTGCGTGTGCCGTTGCATTGATTCAAGCTTTGTAAGAGAAGCAGGGATCATATAACTCTTCAAAAGGGAGGGACTTCTTAATTGGGGTTCCTCCCTTTTTTTTAATCACAAATGGCTGAATCAAATAATCTCAAAAAACATCAACTTAAATCTATAGCTAAAGGTGATGATGGTTATATGTATGTTGGACCTAAAGGTAAAGAAGAGAAATTTGAAAAAGTAAAAGGAAAAACTAAAGCATGGAAATTATTTCGACAGTATGAAGATGGTTCTATATCTTCTTTATATTCTAATAAAAAATTAAAATATGAAGAAGGTGAATGGTATGAAGCTGAAGAACATCCAGATAAAGCAGGAGGACGCAAGTTTAGACCTATGTTTCATGCTACTGCATCTAACAGATTACCTCATTTAGAAAAGAGTAAAAAAGAACCAATTGTTCCTAGAGGAAAACAAAAAGGTAGAGTCTATCTTCAAGTAGAATTAGATGGAGCAGGTATTAGAAGAGTATCCGAATCTCAAGGTGGAGATTGGTATATTGGACAAAGAATGAAAATTATTAAACCTAATGATTTACAAATACCCGAAGGTGGTCTATCTAATGTACACGAGAACGCTATACAATCCCCAATAAGTCAAGTTAATCCTTCTACATCCAGAGAGTACAGAAAACGTGGAGCTATGAGTTTCCACGATTATGAGGCACTTGTACAAGGCGAATCTTCTAAAACATATGATCAAGTAACTAAAGAATGGTATCTTACTCACCGTTCTGATAGGTTTCATGTTAAACCAAGAAACTGGTTAATGAGAACAGCAGGTAAAGCATTTACTCCATTGGATTATGTATCTAATCCAGAAATCCTAGTTACAGATGAAGAAGAACAGTTTCATTTAGAAGAGTTTACTAAGTATTCTGATGGATACCTTACTAGGTGGGAAAATGTAAATCAAATGACATACCCAAAAGAAGCGTTTGAAATGATGCAGACAGAGGCTTTTAAAGAGTGGTGGTACCACAATCCAGATGGACTTAAAGTTCCAATTGGTCCCTCTGTAATAACAGAAGCTGATGGATCTGGATGGCCTGAAGTAGTTCTACATGGTACACTAGCCACTATATCTAGGGAAGAAGGCTTTAAACTGGTTCATTTAAAAGAAACAGATAAGTTTGGTAGACAAGATAAGGATGGTCTTTCAACATCTGAACAAGAAATTGGAGCACACTTTGGATCAGCAGGACACGCAATAGATATATTATATGGTAAAAAAGGAGGGTATGCGAATTTAGACTTAAAGAAAGATAAAGGTGTTCTACCTGCAAGACAACAGTTTGCAGAAGCTATTAAAAACCAAACTCCCTTTGCTCCAACAGCTAAATGGTATCCGGGATTTATTAAAATGAATAATCCATTAATTATTAGGGAAGACTTATATAATTGGGAGTTTGACGTTCTTATGAAACACCTCGCATCTCCTGAAAGTAGCGGTCCTAGTGGAACTACAAGTCTACTAGCTCAAAAAGGTTACACATATTCAATGGACCCTACTGAATACCCAGATACTAAGAATCCAGTTTCGTACACGATGGGATCAGGATCAGCGTTAGAAAGAATTTTAACTTATGCCGTTGAATTAGCTGATAAAGAAGGTAAAGAGATTAGAGTTGCTGATTTTAAAGGGGCTGATGATAAAGGCTATGATAAAGAAACAGGTGACGATATATCATTGGTATACGATGCTGATGTGGAATATTATAGACTAAAAGGTTTTATGAGATTTCTTCAAGATGATCTTGGTTACGATGGTATTAAATATTGGAATCAAGTTGAGGACAAAGGAGCACTTGACTGGTCATATATTATCTTCAATCCAAACCAATTTAAAAGCATCTATAATAAAGGTACGTTTAAATGGGGTACAAGAGAAGAACCACATCGTGACTTTATGACAAACACAAAACAAAATAAATATAGAAAGGTAGCATGAGTCTTAGTCCAACAACTGAACTAGAGGCGATCAATACGATGCTCACAAGCATTGGAGAACAGCCTGTTATTGATGAAAATAATCTGGCTGGACTAGCCGATGCTTCTATTGCTAAAGATATTCTTTCAAACACTTCTCGTGCTGTTCAATCAAGAGGGTGGATATTCAACACCGATCTTGATGTAGAAATGTCCCCTGATAACAAAAACCGTATAAAGATCCCAAGTAATGTAATACGAGTTGATACAACCACACGACTCAGAACTTCTACAGAAGATATCGTAGAAAGAGCAGGTTATCTTTACGACCGAAAAAACAATACAGATAATTTTGTTGATGGTACAAAAATAAAAGTGAATCGAATAATTTTACTTAAATTTGAAGAATTACCTGAACCTGCACGTAGGTACATAAGTATCAGATCGGCCCGTATATTTCATGATAGAGTAGTAGGTTCAGGTGAGTTACACAGATTCTTTCAAGAAGATGAACTACAAGCGTGGGGTACGTTAATAGAATACGAAGGAGATGTGTCAGATTACAATATATTTGATAATTATGATGTATTTCGTGTGTTAGATCGTCTACCTGGAACTACTTCCAATAGACTTGGTTATAATGTAATTGATTCCTCAACAACTTAAAAAGTATGCCTCTTATATCAGGAACCGTTCCTTCATTAATCAATGGAGTGTCTCAACAACCTGCGACACTTCGTATGAATACTCAAGGTGAATCTCAAACAAATGCTCTGGCACACATTGCACGAGGTCTAGAGAAAAGACCCTGCACCGAACATGTTACTGAGATTGCGGGTATCACATCAACAAATTCAAATGATGTCTTTATTCATACTATTCGTAGATCAGAAGATGAAGCATACGCCTTAATTATTAAAGGTGGCTCTAATGCGACCAATGCCTCAATGAAACTCATTGACCTCACAGGGTTTGCTACTGGTACCGCAGGTAGTGAAGTATTCGTAAGACAAGAAGATGAAGGAACGACTGTTATCACCGAAAGTGAAGCCTTAGATAGCACAGTAGCCTCATATTTAGGTAATTTTGGTAGTTCTTTTACACCTAATCTACTTTCTTCTACTACAGTTGCCGATTTTACTTTTATACTCAATAAAACAAGAAAGGTAAAAAAGATTACAACTGATGTACCTGATACTGGAGATGCTGATCGAACAAGAAATTACGAAGGGCTAGTCTACTTGAAAGTGGGTGACTATGGTGCTGAGTATACTGTTACTGTGACTATGTATCCAAATGGACTAGAGGCTACTAAAGGTGATTACTATGAAATTAAATACAAAGCTCCAGATAATAAAACGGAGTCGTTAAGTGGAACAGGAGATTATTCAAATGTTTTATCGATCAATAATCAAAATTCTGTCTTAATTCATAGAATAGCAAAAGCGTTGAATACGGGTCTTGTAGATCCTGAACTAGAAAGAGTAAAATTAGTTGCGGTAGATGCAGGTGACGAAACCCCTCCTGATAAAAAAGCTCAGGTTCAAGAGATAGACGGAACTCCCTATACCGAAGATTATGGGGTTATTAGCACTGGCTCTGTTGATTCAAAAAAGTATGAATATACAACTGGAGGAGATCCTGACCCGGACTGGATTGAAGATACAAGTTATTCAGCGTTGGGTTTAACCAACATTCCAGGTATTGAAGGTTCTTTAGACGAAGGTTCAAGTGTTATATATTTAAGTCATGAAACTGTTCCTTTTACTATTGAAGTTACAGATGGTAAAGGGGATATCTATATGAAAGCTATTACAGGTCACGATGAAGTTCCTAAATTTAGTGACCTACCCGCTTCAAAAGTTCCAGATGGGTTTACTGCACGTATCTCTGGTGACAAGAATTCGGCCCAAGATGATTACTATGTAAAATGGAAAGGGTCAGTCTATAAAGAAACGTTTAAACCTAAGTACCCTGCTGATCACGAAAAGGATAATAGGTACCAAATAGATGCATCAACAATGCCAATGCAGCTATATAAAGCGTTTGGTAATGTAGGAAGTGGTGTCGATACTATGGATAAGATATACTTTGTCTGCAAAGCAGTTGATTGGGCAGATAGAACTGTAGGAGATGATACTACTAATCCTTTTCCGTCTTTTGTTGATTATGATGATACAGTAGATACTGCTGGTCTGTATACGATTAACGATATATTCTTTCACAGGAATCGACTTGGTTTCATTTCTGATGAAAACGTAATTCTTTCAGAAGCGGCAGGGTACTTTAATTTCTTTGCTAATACTGTACTCTCCGTACTAGATACAAGTGTCATTGATGTTGCCGTGTCTAATAATCAGGTGGCTATTCTCAAGTCAGCTATACCTTTTCAAGAGAACCTGCTACTCTTCTCAGATCTACAACAATTTAAACTAACATCAGATCAGTTTCTAACACCTACCTCAGTTACAGTTGACGTTGCTACCAACTTTGAAACTTCTACAGAAACTAAACCTGTAGCTGCGGGTAAGACTATATTCTTTCCATTTCAACGAGGTTCCTTCTCAGGAGTTCGTGAATATACGATTGATATTGCATCTGAGACTAATGATGCTAATGAAGTTACAGCCCATGTACCTGAGTACATCGGAGGTACAGTTAAAAAGATGGCAGTGTCTTCTAATGAAGAGGTGTTATTTGTTCTTAGTGATACAGATAGAAAAGAACTTGTTGTATATAAATACTACTATTCAGATCAAGAGAAACTTCAATCTTGTTGGTCTAAATGGAGATTTGATGCTGAAATAGTAGATGTGGAATTTGTAGGGTCGGTTGCATTTATACTTTTTAGACGAGGTAGTAAGATCTATTTAGAAAAACTAAATCTAAGTGTAGACAACGCTACGGCCTATATGGATGATCAAATTGGAGTACGTTTAGATCGTAGAGTACGTTTATATACAGGTGGTACTACTACAACACCTTATGATGATCACCAGTTTGATAAGGTGGGAGTCGCAAGTGCAGACGGGCTTTATTCAACGTGTGCTGTAAAGGGTGACTTTACAAACGCTGGTACAACACGTATTAAAATAGATGGTGTAACAAATAAACCAAGAATAGGACAAACATTTACCTATGCAGACGAAGCTGTTGCTGTGTATACAATTACAGCTTCTACTGATGTATCAAGCAACGAATGTGAAATAACTATAACTCCAAGTATTGGACCGAGTACTGCTAGTGGTGCGGGGTTTTTAGATGATAAGGTCATAACTTTTAAGGAGCGTCCTCTTGTCTACATAAAAGAAACAGGAGTAGAACTAAAGTACTCGGAAAGTACAGATCTATCATCGTTTCTCTCAAGTGGTGATGAGTTCACAACTCAAAAAGGTTCGGCTACACCTTATACTGTATTTGTAGGAGTACCTTATGATTTTGAATATGAGTTCTCAGAACAGTTTGTGAAAAGCGGAGAAGATTCTATTAACTCAGGTAGGTTACAAATGAGAAACTTTGAAGTATCCTATGCTAACACTGGTTATTTCTCAGTCCAAGTGTCTCCGAAACCATTTGATGACAGAGTAAGAACAATATATACAAGTACTTTTACTGGTCAAACTATAGGATCTACGAAATTAGGTGAGAAAAGCTTGGATACAGGTGTATTTCGTGTCCCAGTGTACTGCAACTCAAAAGATGTTAAAATAAAGGTCAATAGTGATCAGTGGTTTCCTCTTGCACTGCAATCAGCAGACTGGGAAGCCTTTCAGGTACTTAGAAACCAACGGATATGAAATACTATATAAGACCGTCAAAGAAAGACGATTGTTACAATCTTTCTAAAACAATGAGAAAAGATGATGTACAGGAAGTATTTGCCTCAAGCGGTTCAAATCCTGCACAGGCTTTAATAAATGCATACTTATCTAGTCATCGACATTGCTACTCGATTGTACTTGAGGATGAAGTAGTGGGTATGTTTGGTATAAATCGAGTAAATGAAAACGTAGGAATCCCGTGGTTAATGGGTTCTGATAAGTTGACTATGCATAAAATGGAGTTTTACAAGAAATCAATTGAACATTTAAATACGTTTATGGACGAATACAATGTCCTTTTTAACTACGTAGACAAACGCAATTGGCAAGCGATACGCTGGTTAAAGGGACTTGGGTTCACTTTTACCAAGTTAGTATCCGAGTATGGATATGAAAAGAAACCTTTCTATGAATTTATAAAGGCACGATATGTGTGATCCAGTTATGGGAACAATGGCTGTTCTTAGTGTTGTACAGGCACAACAACAACAGGAAGCTCAAATGGCTCAAGCCCAGGCTACAAATGACGCGTTTGTTCAGAATCAAGCACTTCAAAACGAAGCGTACACCAAGGACATGGAGATGTACTGGGATGAAGAAGTAAATATTCAAAAACAAGCGTACCAGAATGCAGAAGATGCCGTTGAAGCCAAACTGGACATGATGATTCACAAACAAGAGCAAACCGCATCTCTTCAAATGGCAAACTATGAAGCAGTAGGTGGAGGTAAATCACCTGATAGACAATTAGGATTACTACGTAGACAGTTGGCTAATGAAACGCAAGATTTGGACCAACAGTACCAACGTGGAGTTAGAGCTTTAAAAGGAGAAAGTAAGAAACTTCAACATGACAAAGTAGGAAGACGAAACAGTGCAATGGGTTCTATTAATTCAATGCAAAGAGATCCGGGTTTATCAGGTACACAGAGACAGATGGGTGTATTTGTTGCTGGGGTTGGTGGGGCCGCTTCAGGGTATGGTAGATATAAGAAACCTGGAGGGAAAGCATGAGTATACAAAATGAAATAATCAACTCAGGAAGAAAGCAGAAACTCAAGTCTCCTGAAGTGTATCGTACTGGACGAGTGAACAACTCAGGTGCCTACTTACGGGGTCCAAAGGCTGACCCGACTGCTGGCAAAGGTCAAGCATCTATGGCTAATTTCATCGGAGGCATGAGTAAAATGTTTGACCTTGGGGTTAATGTACAGCAGGATTGGGTAAAGGATGAAGAAGCAAGAGGCAAGGCTCATTACGCAAAGGCAACTCCTGATCAAAGAAAACAGTTACGTGATAATATAAAAACCGGTAATCTTAAACCAAGCGAATCATATCCCTGGAGACAGGGTGTCAGTATAGCACACACAAAAACTCTTGTAGGCCGATACAATTCAGAAATGTTTAAAGCGTATGAAAGAGGTTACATAGTAGATAAAGAAGGGAAAAAAGTACCGTGGGCTGATGGTGACAATGAATACGTATTTAACAAAAACGATCCAGGAAGTGGTTCTTTTCAAGCTTTTATTGATAAATTCGACAATCAATATAAACAAGACTTTGAAGCAATTGATGAAGAAATTCTTTTAGAACACTTCGTTCCTAGTCAGATGGGTATACAGAGACAGCTACGCCAAAGGCATGATGAACATCTCAATAAAGAATATATTAGAAAATCCATGAATGCTAAGGAGAGTGAAGTTTATTCATTTTTAAATAGTGACTCAATGAGTGATGTTTATTCGGAACTTAATAAGGGAGACTTTACAATTGAAGACTTGGTTCAAAGGGGAGGTCGTGATAATGAAACAAGACTTGAAGATTTAACTACGATAGAAGATATTTTAATGTCTCATCAAGCTAATAAACCACTCAGTGCTGAACATAAAACGTGGTTGATGGGTCAACCAGGGGGAGCAGAGTTGCTTGAAGAACTAGATAAAATAAAACCTATAGGTAAGATTAAACCACCTAAGAAGGTAGGAATTTTAGAAGAAACAAAAGAATATAAAGTAGTAGCAAACGATAATTTAACTAAAATAGCTCAAAAACTTAGTAAGAAAACAGGTACTAAAATTACAGTAGAGGATTTAATATCAAAGAATGACAAATTGACTGAAAAATCTATTATATTTCCTAAAATGAGATTAAAGTACTAATGACCACAACAACCACTAAAAAACCAAGTAACAAAGATCTAAGAGGAAAGCAGAACAAGTTGTTACAAGAGTTCTTTCTTCGTAGAAAAGGAGAACACCAACTAGCAAACAGCACCTTTAAGTTAGGCAGAGAGATTGACACCTTTTTAAGTGAATCTTGGGAACAAGGCTTTTCTGATATGGGAGCACTCAATAAAATGGTTGCCCATCAGATTGCCAATCAAGCAATCGTTTATGAGGACAAAGATTTACTTGGGTTCATAGGTGAAAT